ATGACTGCGGCGCCGCTATCGGTCGGGACAGCATACCGGCCCGGCAACAGCTCGATCGCGTCCTTCTGCCAGAAGCAGTTGACGTTGCAAGCGTTGTCGTTCAGCCAGTTGATCGCAGCGGTGGCGCTGGTCGATGCAACGTTAATGTTCTGGTACTGCAGCTCGGCGTCGGTCGGAGAGCTGTTCGCACCAATCATCGGAGGGCTGATCGTCATGGTCGTGCCGGAATCTACCGAGATCACGCGGAAAGTCTTGGGCTGACCCGTCGACTGCTTGGTGATCTGGTGAACGGCTTCGATGCCTGCGATCGTGAACGCATCACCCGCACGCACGCCGGTGGTGGTCGAAACCGTGACCTGCTGATAGCGGTTGTCGACGTTCAGGATGCCTGCAGTTGCAGTCGTGGTGGCACGCGGAACGAACCGAACCTGCGCGCCGTTGGTGGCGATCGTTACGGTCGTTGCCTGCGCCAGCAGACGGTTGGCGTAATCGAGCTTGTAGGTCTCGAAACCAGCCACCATGCCGACGTAGCTACGCTCGTATGCGCGATCCGACTTTGCATTTCCAAAGCTGCGCGTTGAAGTTGCAAGGTTCCCGGCCAGGCCGTTGTAGTCGCGGGTCGACAGAGCCAGGTAGCGGTCGTAATCCGGCACGCCCTGTTCGTTCATGATCGCGTCGCAGAGCGCCACGTCGTCGTAGTCACCAGCAGCGCCAGCAACTGCAACGACCAGCGTGCCCTGATTTGCAGCGGCGTTCATGACAGAACGGTTGATGTCGGATGCCAGCTTCTGCTTGGCGGCGTCGCCCAAGCGGCCTTCTTGCAGTGCGTCACGCAGCTCCTTGGCGTTCAGCTTCCAAGCGCTGGTTTTGGAGAAGCCGAGCGTTGCCGGGACGCTGAGCTGAGTCATGTCGTCGTAGTTGGACGAGATGCTGCTGCCTACGGTCGAATCAAAGCTCTGCGCGATGTACGGCATCGGACGCCAGATGGTGTCACGTGCGCGTTCCATCGTGGTGCTGTCGGTGTTGAACACCGCAACGTTACGCGACAGTACCAGCGCGTCTTGGAAGCCCTCGAGAATGTTCTCGAATGCTACGATCTCTTCTTTGCTAAATGCATTAGGCATTTTTCAGTCCTCTATTTCTGTTTGGCCCGCTTGTAAGCCAAGACTTTAGACAGGTCGCCCGTCTTCAGTGCTTCAGCCCGCAGGCGATCGAGTTGATTGTCTACAGTACCAGCCGTGCGGCCCGAGCTTTTAACGGGCGACTCCGGCGGCGGTGGCGGCTTTCGAGTTGTCACTTTCAGTTCCTTCTCCAGCTTCGCAACCGCGAATGCGAATTTCACGGGATCGGAGATCGCTGCCAGCTCCTTTGCACGCTTTGGATTCTTCCCAATTGCGTACACAACCAAAGCAGGATTGTCTGCGCCTTGCAGCAGGATGCCTTGCTGGACCTCGGAGAGCGCTTCTTGCGTGGTCGCTTCTGCGTCCTCGTAGTCCCGTACCCGCAACGCCGACTTGGCCTTGCCGTACTCATCCAGCCGAGCTTGCCACGAGCGCGCTGCTTCTTCCTCTGCCGCCTTGGCTTTCGCCGTCTCGGCATCGACTGCACGCTTTCGCTCGTACCAGCTTTCGAGAGCGCCTTCGAACTTATCAGTATCGTAGTCGAAATCTTCCAGCTTCGGCTTGTTCCCTAGCGGCGGCCGCTTCGGCTCCGCAGTGGACAGCTTGGCCTCGAGTTCACGAATCAGACGCTGCTGCTCGCGGTGGCTCTTGCGCAGTTCCTTAACCCACTGGGGTGCGGGCTGCGATTCTTCCTCGTGAGGTGGCGACTCCTCACCAATCGAGACGACTACCTCTTCCTCTTCCACATCCTCGACCATCTCGGTCTCGGGCGCTTCCGGTTCGAGTTCAATCTCTTCTGCCTGATTTTCGATATCCATGTACTCGCCTGGTGGGTTGGCGGAAACCATAAATCAATATTAATTGATATTACGCAGCGATGCCAAGTGCTATCAGCAACGCCCTTGACTCCATCTCGTCGATGATGTCCAGAATCTCGAGCAGCTCGGCCTCCTCCTGCGCAAATATCTCGACGACCTTGGCGGCGGTCTCGAGTTCATCCCGCAGGCGCTCGGAGCGATCGGTCTCGATCCGCAGGCGCTCCACCTCGTCGCGCAGTTGCTCGAGCGTCGCGCGGGCGGATTCATACTCGCGTACCAGGTCGGCGACCCGTCGTGCGGATTCAGAGTCAGACGCGCGCAGAATCTTGGTGGCAGTCTTGACTTCCTGCGCTGCGGTTTCGGTCTGAAGCGACGCCTCGAGCCTGGCGCGCTCATTCGCCCAGCCGCGTTGACGCTTCTGCTTGCCCATCCCGCCGCCGCCCACCAACTGGGTGACGGTTGCGGTGGCCGTGAGCGTGTCGCCTTCCTCGGTAACGTTGAGGCTGCCAGTTGCGCCGGAAGTGCCGCTCGATGCGAGCGTGTCGCTATCTTCGGTGACAGACAGGCTGCCGCTGATGGCCAGCGCGCCGGTTGAGGTTAGGGCGTCGCCTTCCTCGGTGACGGAGAGGCTGCCAGATAGCGTGCTCGTTCCGGTAGAAGCAAGCGTGTCGCTTGCTTCTGTGACGGTCAGAGAGCCAGCAAGCGCTAGGGCGGCGGTGGAGGATACGGTATCGCTGTCCTCTGTGACCGACAGGGAACCCGCAATCGCAAGCGCGCCGGTGGAAGAAAGACTATCGCTCGCCTCGGTTACGCTGAGGCTCCCTGCGATCGCTAACGCGCCGGTGCTGGATAGAGTGTCATCAGCCTCGGTGACGTTGAGGGTGCCGGTGATTGCACCGGCCGCTGACTGTAGCTCTGCCCCGCCTTGTAGTAGCGGCCCCCACCAGATCATTTGTTAGGCAACCGACCGGATGGACCAGTTGATCGTGCGGTCAGTTCCGAAGTTCTTTTTCAGGGTAAAGGTCCAGCCGTGAAGGAATAGAATCGCAGGCGTGACGTACACAGGCTCAGTGGTCTGAGCACCCGAGAAGATAACCTCCTGAACCACGCGCTGAGTGCTGCTTGACTGGACCTTTTCGTAGATCCGCAGGCGGTATTCCTCGGTCGAGGTCAGTGCGTTAAGGTCGATAAAAAGCTGGTAGATGCCGTCAGTGGTCTGTGCGGAGACAGTCGTGCTTGCGCTAGGCAAATCGTACTCAGTCGTGCCAATCGAGGCGCTGCCGTTGAATGCTTCAGAGATTGCCATCAGTCAGCGCTCCAGTAAGTAATCCGCAAATATCCATCAGATCCGTCCCCTCCATTTGCTCCACCACCGCCCCCACCGCCACCAGCGCCATAGCCGGTTGCGTTAGTGCCGTTGGCTCCACCATTACCGCCATTACCACCTTCGCCAAATAGGCTGGTTCCGCCTACGCCACCGCCACCTCTAGAAACGGTTCCGGTAGTATTACCGGTCCCTGCGGTTGGTGCTGTCCCTGCTGTTTCTGAAAACCAAACCCAATGGTAAGCGCGAAATAGATTGTTATTGTAACCACCACCAGCGGCTCCGGCTGTAGATCCAGACGTACTAGCCCCGCCGCCGCCCGCGCCGCCTGATGCAAAAACACCAAACGATGAAAACTCTATAGGCACTGCTGTTCCGGCAGTGCCGCTAGCAGCAGAAGCGCCGCCTGCACTACCAAGAGCTACACATGTGCCTCCTGTTAAACCTGTTACGCCCGTTCCTGCTGTTGATGTTGTCCCAGCACCGCCGCCAATAAATTTCAGAATAGAATCAGAGTCCCGCATTATCGGCGTAACAACACCATCTATAGTTGTATCGCCCCCCGCCGTCGCGGCAGTCGTAGGCGTTCCGCCTGTGCCTTTTGCTCCCAGTGTTATCGTCAGGTTTGTGTTCTGTACGACATCAACTGGAAAATCAACAACAGACATTCCAGATCCGCCTCCACCACCGCCGCCACTACTGGTTGCGTTATTGGTGCCACCCGTGCCGCCAGATCCGGCTCCACAGCCTGTGACAAGTAGTTGAGCCACGCCACTAGGCACCGTCCACGTCCAAGGTCCAGTCGTGCTGGCGTTATCGAGAATTCCGTCGGTCTTTACGCCTGTTCCGAGAATAAACTCAACAATATGTTCTTTTAGAACCGGGCCGCCTAGCATTTAATCAGCGCTCCAATAAACAAAACGTACATATCCTTTAGTGCCGTTGCCTCCTGACCCACCTCCTCCACCACCGCCGCCCCCAGCGCCGTAACCCGTGGCGTTTGTTCCGTTCTGACTAGTTCCTGTTGCGTTGCCGCCACCATTGCCACCGTTACCAAATAGGCTAGAACCACCAGCTCCACCACCACCAGAGCTATTTGTTCCGTCTGTACCACCGGTTCCACCCGTAGCGGCTGTTATGCCTCCTACGTCCATCCAATTTGCAAGCAAATTCTGTCCAGCAGCCACACCGCCAGCAAATCCGGCAGTAGATCCTGTTGCGTTTCCAGCCCCGCCGCCAGCACCGCCACGGGCAAAAAAGTATGTCGAGAGCTGCATAAAAGCAGCGCCGCCACCGCCTGTGCCA